GTTTGGCTCTTCGTCGTCACGGCTAACATAACCTGAACGGTTTGGTGTGATGGTCCACAGTTGATTGTTACGATCTCGACGGTGTATTTCTAACTCAACTGCATCACTGCCTCGGTAGCCAAAGACATGGTATTTGATACTGCCTCTGCCCTTGTCAGCTATCTCGTCTAAGTTGTATTCTAATCTGGTGTAGTTCATAGTTTGCTCCTTAATTTTTAGTATAATTATAGCATCAAGCAACTAAAATGTCAACCAAAATATCAGGTATTTTATGCACTCTTAGAGTGCAGTTAAAGTTTGTATATTTTCTTCTGTGAATCGGCAGTATATACCGATAGTGAAACGAACAGCATCGCTGTTGTTAATTGATCCGTGCATGAAATCTGAATTGTTAACCAGATAAGCACCTTGTCCATAGGCCAAGAATCCTACATTGTCGAATTTAAAGTAGTTGCCATCTTTCCACCCTACAGGGATAAAAAATTGGCTACACCCGGGAGTTCCTTCATATGAATTATTATTTTTATAAAAATCATCACGGTGCGGAACCACATAAGAATTTGGATAAACTGTTCCTATAAAAGCATGGATTATTTCTATGCCCATGGATTCTATCTGTTCTATCAATTTAAAGAATTGAGGCAGGTCTTGTTTTTGGAATTCTGTGATGATTTCATCTTTATCACTATGCATGGCCATAGCCACTTCCCACAGTGCTAGGTCAGAGTCTTTTTTATTGTTAGCGTATTGATTTTGTTTAGGAGTGTAATAGTTATTTTCAAGTAATTCTATATTAGATTGGAATTCTTCTAATAGCTGTCGTTCATGATATTCTAAATTGATTTTAGCCCAAGGTAGCGATTTATTATGTAATATTTTGTTGCTTTTTTCATTGACATGGAAACCAAAATTGTATTTCATAAAGTCTTGCAATAATCTTGGAAAAGCATCATCAATTGAAATCGATTGACTATAAAAAATATCAAACTTTTCATACAGGTTACTACCATAATATGTGTTTGGTATTTTCTTTGCACATTCAGCCAACCACCAAGACATAGGATTCCCAAAAGGAATAGTCAAATTTGGGTGTTGTTCAGTTAACCAAGTTGAATTAGTGTTAGGATTTTCGTAATACGCAAGATATAAAGTTTGTCTACTAGATACTCTATTTAAGGTTAAATCAGTCAGTATTACTTTTGATCCTTGTAGCAAATTAATCTCTAATAGATTAAGTCCAAATAAAATACTGTGCTCAATGATTATATTATTTGAATCAATTTGAAATTTAACCGGCACGTCATTTATCGATATACCAAAATTTGGTGTATCTTCGGTGTCAAAGGTGATTATGATTTTATCCATACAAGATATTTATAAACACCAAAATCAACTTGATTTTTTCTAACATTGAGTGTATAATACTAGTATGATTGAACAATTACACAAAATTTGGGGAGTAGAGCAGTATGCTACTCATGCTCGCCTCAAGGGTGAAACTACCTTTACCTGCTATGAAAGTGTGGCAGAGCAATTGGCTGGATATACTAAAGCTCGTTATCAAGGTAGTCCAGAAAAAACCATAGAAGAAGTATTTGCCATTTACCGTAGCATCAACATAGTGCCCATCGACTACTACACTGAACAGGGCTTGATCACTGATATTAAAGTCTTGTATGACAGCATCAGCAATGAAGTTAAAGATTACAGGATTGGACTAGGTAATAATCAAGGGCAGACTATCAATAGATTTTTATTCCCAAATATGATGACTGCTGAGCCCAAAGGTCGTGGCAGTAACAGTCTACGTGATCGCTTCTTGAACGATCGTAAACTGCATCGTGCCATCAAACTCTGCTTTGAATTTCGAGAAGGACAGAACCTAGTCAGTCCAACAGCCATGCGTCGTGCATTAGAATTAGTCACAGGTGAGAATGTGCAAAACTTCAAACCCATGCATGCTCGAACTTTAGTAGAATATCTATGTCCTACTCTATGGGGACAGGTATATGATTATTCAGCTGGCTATGGTGGGCGACTATTAGGTATCACTACCAGCAAGATGGTTTACAATTATACCGGTATTGATCCTAATACAGAAACTGTTGGACATTTAAAATACTTAAATAGTTTAATACACGAAGCTGTTGGTAATAGTGGAAAAATCATACAGAGTGTCAGTGAAGAATATGAACCCGAGGATATCGATCTAGCGTTTAGTAGTCCGCCATACTTTAACTTAGAAAAGTATTGCGATGAGCCCACGCAGTGTATGAATAGATATACCTCAATGGACGAATGGTTTGAAGGATATGTGGTACCTACCATGCAGAATATACATAAAGGATTAAACACAGATGGGGTATTTGCTACCAACATCGCTGACTACAAGAGCTACGGTAATAAAGAATACCTAGTAGTTGATCGTTGGATAAGCACTGCTGAAAGCCTTGGCTTCAAACACAAGCAGACCATCAAGATGATGTTAAATACTCGTCCAGGGGTAGGTAACGATAAAGTAGCGGGGCGTGAAAAATTTGAGGGAGTGTATGTCTTCACAAAATAATAATCATCTATACAGTTCACAGCAGGCTCGTGTGAATACCGTATTAGGTGACGATGGAAACTGGTGGGATATGTTGCGCAAGGCTGAACTAGACTATCGTGCCACAGGTGGGGAGAAAGCCGACTTCCAATTTTGGATTACTGAACATTGGGGACTTAGGATATATTATGACTATGATGGTATATTACCTAACCATGATATAGTTGATGAAAAGAAATATTTTTTATTTAAGTTGAAATACGCATGAAAATAGCATTGGGTAGTGACCTACACTTAGAGTTTGGCGCGATAGAATTGCATAACACAGAGACAGCCGATGTATTGATCTTGTCTGGTGATATCCTTGTGGCTAAACATTTGACTCCTACACATCATCATAATGATCGTTATAGGAAGTTTATTAAAGAATGTTGTGAACGTTTCCCCAAAGTCATTTATGTGTTAGGTAATCATGAACACTACGCCTCTGACGTTCAAGAAACCACCACACACTTAAAACAAGAATTAGTCTATGATAATCTACATATCTTAGATGACGAAACTGTGGACATTCTTGGTTATACATTCATTGGTGCCACTGTATGGACTGATATGAATGCGGAAGATAGCCTAACTTTATATCATATGCCTACTATGATGAGTGACTATCAAAGCATTAAGAACAGTGCCAGAACATTAAATGAGTGGGGTAAGCCAGCACGACTTACTCCTGAAGATACTGTTAAGTTCCATAAAAAGAGCTTGGACTACATTAATCATGTAGTTGGTGAAAATTCTGATAAAAAATATATCGTAGTTGCTCATCATTGTCCTAGTTTTAAGAGTGTACATCCTAAGTATGCCCATGATAAGATTATGAATGCGGCATTTGCCAGTGACCTAGATGACTTCATCGCTTACCGTCCACAGATTAAGTTATGGACACACGGACACACACATGAACCGTTTGACTACGAAATTGGCGCTACTCGTATAGTATGTAACCCTCGCGGCTATAGTGGGCGTGAAGCACGTGCTGATTGTTTTAAGTTACAATATATTGACCTATGAAAAGTATAAGTTACAGACAAGATGAATGGCACCGGCTTTGGGATAAGTTAGCTAAAGAATATTCAGCATTAAGCATAGGGCAAGCATTAGGGGTTACTCTGCGTAGAGAAAGCAAAATATTAAACTGCGATGATGCTCCTGTTGGGGTTGAAGAGATTATCATGCATCTTGATTTTACACGTGATGAAGACTATACTTTATTTGTATTAAAATACCGATGAGATTAATATTAGGCATGTGTTTATTATTACAAGGTTGTGTGACCATGCTAGCCAGTAATATGGGTGCCAGTGCTACTGTGGTAGCCACTGCGGAAACAGTTGATCAAGTAAAGACTGCCGCAGATGTGGTCAGCTATGGTACCACACACAAGACCCTGACTGATCATGCTTTAGATGCTGTAACAGGGCGTGATTGTAACTTGGTTAATGTATTTGATAAGTATCATAAAGTATGTCGTGAAAAGATACCAGATCTCAGCACACCAGAAAAGATCAAGGAATTTCAAAAAGCCAAAGGTATAGAACCTACAGGAACACTAGGACCTAAGACACGCATGGCCGTGTGGCGCATTAAAAACGAGTTAGACTGATGGAACAATATGTTAAATGGCCTCCCCCAGCTGAGTGGGAAGAAGTAGTTATAACCTGGGAAGTTATGTTAAAGGGTGGACGACATTCTCCACCTGTGATCATTAGTTGGTTAGAAACTGCACCTGGTGGTAGGTATCATTTACATGGGTGGCGTGCGACAGAAGGATTTGCTTTCCGATTTGAGGATCCCGTGGATGCTCTTTATTTTAAATTAAGGTGGTTTTAATGGCAACAATATTTTTAGACATGGATGGGGTAGTAGCAGACTTTGATGGCTATGCTGAGCCCTTAGTAGGATTCCGCACACCAGGTGGTGTCAGATATGATCAAGAAGGTTGGGCGTTGATATCAGCTAATCCTAGATTGTATTCTGAACTTGGTGAAATGCCCGATGCCCGTAGACTGGTAAAAGAAGTTCAACAGCTGGCAAAAGAAAACGACATGGATGTTAAATTCTTATCAGCTATCCCTAGACAGAATGATGTACCCTGGGCATTCTGGGATAAGATCAAATGGATAGAAGCACGTTGGCCTAAAATACCTGTATGGTTTGGTCCACACAGCAATGAGAAATGTCAGCATTATCGCCCAGGTGATATCCTAATAGATGATCGTCCTAGTAACATAGAAGAATGGCGAGCTGTAGGTGGCAAGGCGATCTTGCACGAAGGTGATGTGGTTGCTACGATGTTTGAACTGCGTAGCCTAGTGAAGGGTATGAGTATCAAGTAGGCTGTCAGGATTATCAACTCCAACAGCTTTAAACACCTTTAGTAAATCTGAACTATATTCAAAACTTTCTTCAGCAGGAAAAATCACTGATTTCATTTTACCATCAGCTCCAATGATAAACACATAATCATCTGGAGCTAGGCCGCCATCTAGTTCATCGTTTTCGTTTAAGCTGGGGTCGTTTGTGGACTCTTCTATGATTTTTGCCATTGTCATTTTCCTTAAAGTATTTGATATTTTCTTTGACTTTTTTAAGTAACTGTTTTGTTACTTCATGGTCCTTGCCAAATGCCTTGTAGTACTGTTTCAAGTCTGGACTGTTGATCTTGCTGGTGCTAGTAATATTTAACTTATATTTCATTAAATAGTGTCTAGCCGCTATATTCTGTGCGTAAGCATCTATCTCATCTGGATCACCTAGATATTCTTGATCAGCTTTGATCCTAGGATCTTTATGATTGCTTCTAAACATATTTCTATGCATGCGGTATCTACGATTGCGATATTGTCGTTGATGCTCGTATTCGTGTATCAATGTTTCTACTAGGTCAATGGTAATTTTTTCTGCTAGTTCTTCTGTGAATAGCATGGGTGTAGTTTTAGGATAATTTAATATGAAATCAATGATGAATTGTTTCCTACGGATTTCATCTAGCCCAGGATCGTATTCAGCACCAATGGTAAATTCACCTGGATCAAGAGCGCCTTTGGCTCCACTGTATAATTTAACACGTACTGGGTGATGTTTGTTAAGATGTTTGCCTAGTGTTTTAACTAGGTTGCGAGGAGTTATCCTACGGCCAACAAGATGATTAGCCCACTCACTGATGTGTTTGTATTCAAGTGTTGGGTTAAGATACATAATTACACCTTAGGTAATAATACCACCAGCACTAACTGGCTGAATACCAGTGGTAGTTTGTATGTAATAGTCTTCTACATCTTTAACTGTAGGACTATGTAACATTACATGACGTTTATCTAGTGTTATATTCTTATTTACGTCGCTAGTGAATAAACTCTGCATCAACCCTAGACCTTTTTGGCTAGGCATGACTGTTGTTGGTTTATTGATAACAAATCCGTCGTGTGTTTCTTCTACGATTTTAGCGACAAGCTCATCACCGTTGACTATTTTAAATGATACTACTGTATCTTTAGCATATCCTGTTTTTTCAAGCATCGACTTCCCCTAGTTTATTGAATAATTCTTCATCTGATAATTTTACTAATCCTTGATAACCACCTTCTACGAACAGTTCATCACCTTTGTAGATCTGTGGTGCTGTGCGATGCCCTTGGGCGATTAACCACTCGCGTGCATCTTGATCTTCATCAATTTTAATTTCTGTGTATGCTATGTTTTTATTTTTTAATAAGTATTTTGCCTTTTCGCATAAAGGGCAATGATTCTTACTGTATACTACTAACATCTTATAACTCCGGTAATTCATTGTAGTCAACATTTTCTCCCATGACCCCGATTACATAATTTGTTGATTCATTTTCTTGTAGTGCTGTTTGTTTTTTACTGGTATCACTGTGTTTATTAAACCAAGGTATAGGAGTAGTCTTTGGTGCTGGCTCCTGATATTTGATACCAATTTCTTTCAGTGCACCAGCGGCTGTATAGTCTACAAACTCACTTAAGATGTTAGCATTAAGACCAATCACCGGACCCATCTTAAATAGATATTCTGCCCAGGCTTTTTCTTCACGGATAACATCAAGATACATTTGATACACTTCAGCTTCGCATTCTGCTTTAATATCTGCAAAGCGTGGATCTTCTTTAACTACCTGATTGATCAAGAAAGCAGTCCATTCCTTATGTAGTAACTCGTCTTGTAAGATCAAGCTGATAATATTGCCATTACCAATAAAGATTTTATTCTCAACCATTGCTAGACTTGTAGCGAATGACACCATGAAGCGAAATGCTTCTAAGCCATAACTTGCATGTAAAGCTAACCATATGGCTTTGATATGATCACGTTCGTCAATCTTGTGCCCGAGTTCTTTTTTACAATTAATCACATGTAACTTATCATAGTAGTTGCCAATGGTACTGGCCATACCTATGATCTCTTCAGTATCATGGATAGTGTTGAATACATCTTTAGGCACGTTATAGATATTACGTATGATATGGCTGTATGATTTACTGTGGATATTAGTTTCAAAGAAGCTCCAATTACTGATCAGTGCTTCTAGTTCTGGGATACTTACCACTGGTCCGAACACTTGATTAGGTGCACGGCCTTGTAGGCTATCTAATGCTGTTTGACGTAGTAAGTTGCTGGTAAAGATATGTTTGACGGCATCGCTGGCATCTTTGAAGTCTTGACTGTCTTTAGTTAGACTAACTTCTTCTGGTTGCCAAAAGAAGCCACGTGCTGTTTGTTCAAAGTTAGCAACTTTGTTATATTTGACTTCCTCAAAGCGTTGGATAGTCACAGGACCGGCCGGGTCCAAGAACATCTTGCGATGTAGATAATCTGTTTTAGTATTTAAATTGTATTGTTCTTTACTCATAGTTTACATGCCTCGCAATCATCGTCATTTTCATCTGGTTGTGCGGCCAACGTTGCCAACGTTGGTGCAATTTCCGCATTTGCTTTTGCGCCTTGTTTGTTGATCAAACTGTAGTAGAATGTTTTAATACCCCAAGCATGCGCCTGCATTAAGTTTTTAGCGATCAGTGTGCTTGGTACTTTACGATCTTCCCAATGTGCTGGATTATAGAAAGTATTTGTGCTAATACTTTGATCAACATAGGCCGCTAGCACTGCCGCAGTTTTTAAATATGCGTCACAATCTTTCTGTTCCCACATCAATTGATAACGATTTTTTAATTTATTATACTCTGGTACTACCTGTATAAAGCTACCTGCTTTTGATTCTTTAACTGAAATTAAACTCATCGGCATTTCAATACCGTTGGTTGAGTTGATAACAACACTAGAACTTTCTACTGGGGCGATGGCCATCAATGTAGCATTACGCACCCCATATGACCTCATATCGCTACGTAGTTGTTCCCAATCTAGTTCACGTGTTGGCGTAAAGTCTGCTAGTTTGTTAACACCTCGAGCTCGGTTCTCCCAGGGGAAGTAACCTTTACCATACCGTGTATGTTCACTGTGTAGACATGCGCCGCGTTCTTTAGCCAGTTCAACTGTGGCTTCTGTTAAATAAAATGCCTGATGTTCCATCCAAGTTTTAACTTCCTGTAGTGCATCTTTCTCACCGTAGCGTAGATTCTTTTTAGCGTGCCAATAGGCTAAATTAGTGATGCCAATACCTAGTGGTTGTATTTCATCATTGCTTAATTTACTTTGTATGCTTAGGAAATCTTGGTAATCTAAAATATTACATAGACTACGTTGTAGAATTCTGCAAGCACGTCGCATGTCTTCTGGGTTGCGGAAAGCACCCCAATTTATACTACCTAATGTACACAGGGCAATGCGACCATTGGCGTCATCTAAGCGTTTGAATGGCTTAGTGGGCAGTAAAATCTCGCAACAGAGATTACTTTGATAGATGGTATGATACTCAGGATCAAATGGTCCTTGCTTCATTACGTTGTCGATAAACACTAGATAGATACGACCGGTGTCGGTTCTTTCTTTTAAGATACCACCTTTGAATACTTCTTCAGCTGACAGGACTTTTTTACGTAGACCTTTTTGCTTTTCATACTTGACATACAACTCTTCAAATTGTTTTGTATCTTTATAAAATGCTTCGTATAAATCAGGCACTTCGTTAGGATCAAAGAATGTAATATTTTCTTTATTACGAAAACGACGCCAGAACATAGCGTTAAGCACAACACCATAGTCCATATGACGCACTCGAGTTTCTTCTGTGCCTTGATTGTTCTTCAATACAATCAAGTCGTCAAATTGATGATGCCATATAGGATAGAATACTGTAGCACTTGCATTACGAATACCGCCTTGGCTACATGAACGTAAATCTCCAAACCATTTCTTAAGGAAGGGGATCATGCCTGTGTGCATGATTTCCCCGCCTCGTATAGGACTCCCTAAGGGGCGCAAACGACCTATCTCTAGACCAATACCAGCACGCTTGCTGGCATACTTGGCCATCATCTCTCCTGATGCAAAGATACTATCTAAGTCATCATCACTTTTAATCAGCACACAACTGCTG